ACTGCTTGATATTCAAATGATCCAAACTCGCCTTCCCATGCACCTGCAAAGGATTTCTTTTCCATGGTCATTCTGCGTTCAATTTCTTCTTCTGTGAGTGTTTGTCTCAGTTGACCCACAATGGTTTCTGGAGCCATGTTGAGTGCTCTAATCACAGATGGATACAGTGAATTGATGTCAATGGATCCAATCCAATCCTGTAATCCTTTTTTAGGATAAGCCACATAGGCACCTGCCGCAGGATCTGATCCTGGCTCACGCCTTACTCTGTCAGGCACAACCATACCACGTCTGTGTGCTTCATTGATGATGCCTTGTTCTGTAACTGCTACAGCACCCATTGTTGTTTGTATTAACACAGTGTTTTGATGTGCTAGTTCGTTGGATAGTGCAATAAATTTTAGTTTTTCATCCAGTCTGCCCAACAGTGCCACGTCTTGTCTGTTGTATTCAATGAACTTGACAAAGTCTTGATTATACAATTGATCCAGTGTGCCTTCATACGGAGTCTTTTGTTCACCCAACTCCATCTTGGAAATAAAGTCCAACGCATATGAATGACGTTCTTCATAGGTGTATTTTCTGTACAGTTGCATGTAGTCTAAATGCACTCTGCCAATGATGTCATATGTGACTTCTTCATTGCCAAATCTTTCAAACAGTCTCTTGCGTGGATATGTGTTCCATAAGCACAGACGTCTGGTGTCATCCTTGCTCATCACCTTTTGTATTCTGTTTACTGTGTAGGGAATATCAAAACCTTCTGAGTTCCAACCACTCAACACATCAGCATCTTCAATCAGTGCAATGAACTTGTCCAACATGTCTGCTTCTGATTCGCACAGCATGGTGTTTTCAAATTCTTGTTCAATGATTTCAGGGTTGGGGAAGTCTTTGGGAGGTATTGCTAATGATATCAATTGATCCAGCCATTGTAGATACACTGTGATTGAAATGATTGGTGCCCAAGCATCTGCTGGTTTGGCATAACCTTTGTTGGGATCAAAGTCAACCTCAATGTCAAAAAATGCAACCTGTAGTTCTGGAGCATCTTTGTTCAAATAGTTTTCTTCCAAACAGCGGAATATGGGATTGATGTCTGACTCATACAGTCGTTTGCCTGACTGCATGTGAACTTCACGTTTGAATTCCTTGCCTGATTTGGTTGCTATTCTTGACACAGGAGTACCGTACACTGACTTGAATTTGCCTTTGGGATCATCATAGTAGGCCACATAACGAGCAGGATATTCAACATATCGCCTTTCGCCTTTTACTCGTTCTACCACAGATATCTTGTCTGTGTCTCGATCAAACAGTGCGTCTACATAACTCATAGCAATTTACTCAATTGTTCAGCAACTTGTTTATTACCTTCAGAGTCCATATGATTTATTTTCCCTTGGTTCAAAATCCATGTTTTATTAAAATTGTTTGGAATTTTTTTGTACCAATCATCTGAATAAACCTTGTGCATGTCTTCTCCAAAAGTTACATGAATACCGTTTGGTATTTCTAATAGTTTATCTAAAAAAAGTTCAAATACTAGATGTTCATAGTAAGGATCACTGTATTTGGTCAAATAATCATACACCAATTTTATTTCTTCATTTCTTTCTTTGTGGTACTCAATGTCTTCTTTGATCCAATCTGAATTTGATCTTTCTTTCTTTGCATGATGTACAGGATGATAAGGGGTATAAATTGCTGTCGGAGTGCTGTGTACAACAATGACTTTGTCCCAATTGTCATTTTTTATTTTTTGCCATTGCATGAAAACTTTTGCTTCTCCGACTCCTTTTTCAGCAAATATATTTTTTTCTGAAACATTGATCATTGACGGCCAACCTTTGTGATCTGCCGCAAAACTATGACCAATAATTGCTACGTTCATGTTAGGCTTTTTTAGCGATTGCTAATAACTCCTCTAGTTCCTCGATGTCATGCTTTTCAGCTGCTAAAGATTCTTTGAATGCCACCGCAATTGCTTTTGTTAATAATGCTGGTTTGATTTCTAGTTCTTCTGCTACTGCTTTGACGGTGTCTCTCAGTCCATCTGACAAATCTTTTACTTCTTGTTTGACTTTGATGCCACTTTCAATGACATGCTTTACTTTTGCTTGTTCTTCTGTGTTTAATGTTTTCATAAGAATACTCCTTGAATAGTATTGTAAAACAAAAAATTACTTTTGTCTAATGTTTTTTTGCTTCTTGACTATATCAAAAAATCTTTTTGCGGGTGAGTATTTGTTGAGTTGTAGTCCTCGAGATCCAGGTGACTGTGGTGAAACTAATTGTTTAGTTGTTGAAATACCAAGTTCTTTGAGTGTCATACTGTTATTTACTATCTGTGGTAATTGGTGTCGTCATAGGATTCGCCAACATTCTTGCCAAATTTTGTCATGTATTCATTGTTGGTTTCGCCTGTGCGTTTGTTTTCCACTGTGTACACAGTGTGATCGATCTTGTAGCCAGGATTGCGATTCAATCTGTTGTGAATGTATGCATCATCTGACCACACAATTCTGTTGTTGGGATATACAAAATAGTTGCCATCATCCATTTTAAAAGTGTGTCCACACTTGTGTTCTGGATCCTCTGAAAAGTTTACATCTGTGTTGCCTGCTTTGTTCTCCCATGCCCAATCAATGGTGAACATGTATTCACCCCAATGTTTGTTGCCACGATAGTCGATGAGTTCTGCTCGTCTTTTAGCTAATCTGTTGCGAACATTCACATCCACATAGGGCGAAAAACAATTCCAATACTGATGCATTTCAATTGGATGAATGGGAGCATCTTTTTTCCAACAGAATGCCATGATGGGTCTGCGTGTCCAGTTTACACCGTTTTCTAATAGTGCTTCAAATAGTGGCACACGATGTTCTATTGATGCCACAGAATGCACATCTGCTATGGTGAATTCGCCATGTCCTGACTCGTGGTCAAACATGTACTCATTCCTGATAAAACAAGTAAATGGTGGGATGTTGTGGTTTAGATATGCCACACTACCAGGCTCTGCAACTCCAATATCTTGCTTTGGTTTTTGGTCCTGGATTATCGCAATTGTGTCTTGCTCTAAAAGACTTGCGTCTTGCTGGATTTGATTTTTTAATACGCATTGTTTTTTCGCCTTTTCTTTTGGCACTAGTGCCTCCATGGCCGAAATTAACTTTTTTAATGTTGCCAGTTTTAGGATCTTTCACATAAACTTTGAACTTTGCTACATCGCCACGCATAGGTTTATTGAGTTTTACTTTTCTTCCTCTGTATTCTGCTTCGAGTGTGTTGATCAACTTGCCTGCAATTTCGTCTGTGTACACAAGAATATTGTCACCATGCATTTCGATGATTGGTGCATCAATGGCAAGTGCATCGCCAAATTCGAATGTCAGCACATCACCTATTTGTGGATTTTGAATTTGATGTTTAAGTTCGTCAAAGTTCATAGTTTGCTCTCAACTATATTTATTATGTCACCAATGGTAACAATTTGTTCAACTTCTTCGTCATCTATAGTGATGTCTAATCTGTTTTCTAATTCCATGGTGATTTCCACAGCTGATAGGCTGTCGCAGTGTAGATCGTCAATGAGTTTTGCTTCAGGCACCAGTTTGGATTCATCTTCCGTGACTGTTTCTTTGAGTATTTCTAATAGTGTTGCATTCATGCTGTTACTTAGTTTTGACGTTTTTGGCAGGGCCTCGTCTGTTCTTTTTGGGATCCTGTCTACGTTTGCGTGATGCCGCTTTGGCTCTGCCTTTTTTGCCCAGTGCGTGTGCTTTGGATCTTGGCAGACATTTGGGTTTGCCTTCTGAAGAAGATCCTCTGGCACAGTCGCCACGAATCTTGCCGTCAGGTCCGAATCTCACCCATTTTTCTTTAAACCATTTTTTGAGATTTTCGTCAAGTGCTTCTGCAAATAAAATGTCTCCACAGTTCACACAGTAGTCAATGCCTTCAAGATCTTCTTTTTTGACACAGTTAGGAACTCTTTTGCCAAACATGGTTTTCATGCCCTTGCGTTCATATCCCTTCCAGCACCGAGTGCCTTCGTCTAATTCAAACAAAAATTCTTGGAGGTTCATTAGTCGCTCTTGTTACCCCAGTTGGCCGCACCTTTTTTACGACACTGAACTAGAGCACCAGAGGCATAGGCTGAAGGCCATACTTTGTATCTTGCTTTTACTTTGTGATAGCAGGCATCTTTTTTGCCCGCCGCTTCGTCAAACTCTTCTTCTGTGATTGCATCTTCTTTGACTTTTTCTCGTTTCTCATCTGATGAGTGTCCAAAATATTTGTGCACCAACTGATCTAATTCTGTATGAAAATTATCTATGGTCTCATCAGACACATCTTCCTGTGTTTTAATTCTCTTCATCATGGTCATCAACTGCTGTGTCTCCATGGGATCCATGCCTAACATATGTTTGAAAGCCTGTGCTAATGCCTTGATTTGTGATATATTGGTAACAGTTTTTCCTGATTTGACTTTCATCAAAGCTTGTATAAATTGATTCTTATCATCTACCTCAGGAAATTGATTTGCAATTTGTTGCACAGAAACACTGCCGGCCATTTTGCTTTGTTGTGGATTCTGTTCCAGTGTGTGTTCTTCACCATCTGATGTTTTGAACTTGGTGCCTTTTTTAGCGCCTGTGGCTTTCAACTGTCTTACCTTTTGAGCAAACTCATTGCCTTCTATGATGAGTCCCAGTTCATCCAACTTGTTGACCAACCACACATATGGATCACCATCACGTGCTTTTTGTGTGCCATATGGCATCTGGTCGTCTGCGTCTGATGATGAGAAGTAAGCAAATAATTTTTCATATATGGTTGGAGCATCCATTAGATCTCCTGTGTCCATGAACTTCTTGTATTCGTCTTGATGTTGTTGAATGATCATTTGAGCATAGCCACGATCCTGTGCTTCATCTTCTCCCAAAGTAAATGATCTCATCAAATGTTTGGCAGTATCATTGACCCATTCGTCATCATC